TTTGGTTGCGCACAAGATCATCAACCCACTGCGCCCATGATGTGGCACCGGGATAATAAATCTCTGTCGATGATGTATTAGTACTAGCACCTGCTCCAGATGTGCTACCGGTGGTGTCTGCTGGCACTTGCGAGTCGGATGTTGTGGTGACGCTGCCCAGGCTGGTGGCCGTGGTGGTGGTTGATGTCCCGGTGCCGGATGGTGTTGGTTGGTTTTGCCAAGCCGGGGCAGTTGTGTCAGACGGTATTTGTGACCCTGTTGATGTGGTGACGCTGCCCAGGCTGGGGGCCGTGGTGGTGGTGGCTGTTTTTATGTCGGCCATCACCTTATCAATGGCCGCTTGCATCATTTCTTTGGCGTTGAAACTTTGCCCAAAAAAGCTATCTGGCAGCACCCGCTTGATTTGCGCGTCCCAAGTATCGCCCAGGTCAAACGCATCGTACTCTGGCAGCGTTTGATTGATCTGGGCTTCCCAAACGTCGCCAAGGTCAAAGCCAGAGTAGTCCGGCAACGTTTGATTGATCTGGGCTTTCCAAATGTCGCCCAGGTCAAAGCCAGAGTAGTCCGGCAGTTTAGCAGTTTTAATCAAATCTTCAACAGCGTTGTTGAAGGTTTTTGTCAGGTCATACCTGTCGTCCTCTGTCAACAATCGCACAGTATCTATATAGCGGTTTGCCAGGCTTTCTTCAGCGGTGCGCAGACGGCGTTTGCTTTCGGCAGCTTTAACGCTGAGAGCCTCGGACATAATGCTGGCTAACCGCTCTTTGTTTAGCGCCTTTTGCAGGTCCGTCCATGCCTCTTTGGTTGGGTCGGCGGCGCGGGCTATTTCTTCTGGCAGTTTGCTGAGTTCGGCCTGGTTGACCTGGATCACGGCATTGAGCGTGGCACGCACTGCGGCCTCGTCGCGGCGGTAATCCTGGATGGTCTTGCTGTAGTTTTTTGACAGGTCGAGGAAGGTCTTGGCCGCAGGTGTCAGGTCTTTGTAGGCACTGGTGTCGCCATCGGCGGCGCGGCCTGCAACGGTCTGGAAGTCAAGCCGGGCTTGCCGCAGGTTTTGCGTGGGCGTGGCTGCGCCGTCGAGCGTTTTCAGGAAGTCTTGCAGGTTGTCTATGGTAGAGCGCAGCACGTCGGCATACTTTTGCTGCGCTTGCGTGACGGCCTGTTGTGCGTCTAGCTGCTGTTTGTACGCTTCGTCTTGCAGCTCGATGATCTTTAGCTCGGCTTCGCGCGCTTTGTTCAAATCGTAGGCGGTTTCGATGTCGTTTTTGGTGTCAACAATGCTTTGCAGGGCGGTGCGCTGCGATTCGGTGCGTTGGATGGCGCTAAATTCGCGGGCCAGTTTATTGAACTTTTCGCCCAACGATTGATCGCCCAGCGGCACGCCTTGCGCAAACATGTCTTTGGCAAGGTTCGTTTCCAGCCAGGCTTTAACCTCATTGATCTTTGATGGCATCCTGCCGGGATAGCCTGCCGATAAATCGCCCGGAGTGACCGCCCCTGGCGTATAGCTGGCAGCATATTGTTCTTGCCGTATCCTGGCGGCTTCTTCTGCATCAAGTGTCGCGCCGTCAAAACCAAGCGCCATCAAAAGGTCGCGGGCGTTGGTGGCGTACCCTTTGCTGGAAACAAACTCTTTGAAGCTCGCATTGGCGTTTTGCAGCTCTATTTGCGCCTTGGCAGCGGGTTGCAGCAGCTTGCCCAGTGCGATCTCGCGCTCTTTTTTATCGGCCCCGGCAGTGTCGCCGCGGGCGCGCAGCAGGCGGATTTCTATTTGCTCGGTTTCGTCCGTGATGCTGTTTAGCTGCTGCATGGCCGCAGTCAATTTGCGCACGGCCTGCAATTCGCGGTACAGCGTTTCGTAGTAGGCATCGCCCTCATGGCCGCGCAAGTCCAGCGCGGTTTGCAGCTGCTCTGCCAGCACGTCGTTGCCGGAGGCTTTCGCCAGCTCGATATTGGCTTGCTCGATTTGGTCTTTTAGCCCTTTGTACGTTTCTGCCAGCGCATTGGCGGCTTGTTGCGCCGCTTTGGCCGCTTCTACTTCGGCATCTATCGCTTTGGCTGCGTCGTAATTGGCAATGGATTGCTTGCCGGTGGCAATGGTGGCATTAAGCGTGGCGACCTCGGTTTTGTCGGTAGCGGTTGCCAGTTTTTCGGTTGCTGTGGCTATTGATTCGGTGTAGGGCCGGATGTCAATATCGCGCCGGATGGCAGCAGCGCCGGCGGTGTCGCCTTTGAACTCCAGTTGGTTGGCTTGGCTATTGAGCAGCATATCGCCCGTGGTGCGCAGCCCGCTCTGTGAGCTTATCAGCCCTTGGTAGGCAATGGTCTGGCGCGCCATTGCCACATGCGCCGCATCCATGCCATCGGTGAGTTTTGCCAGCTCCAGCGCGGCGGCTTCGGCACCACGGCCCGTGGCCTTGAGCATTTCGATATAGGTGCTTTCAAGCGTTTCGGCCACGCTCTTTTGGCGGTTCAAAACTTCTATCTCTTTTTCGCGCGCTGTATTCAGGTCATATAGTGCAATAGTTGCGTTATTAGTGGTGATGGTGTCCTTTAACGTTGCAATCTCGTTTTCATCTGTGGCAATTGCTAGTCTGGCAGTTGCAAGTGCATTACTGTCAAGGGTTGGTTTTAGGTCAAGGCTCCGCTGCATAGCGTCTGCGCCTTTGTCGTCACCTTTGGCGCGCATCCAGGCGATGGTGGTGTTGTCGTATGTGGCTTTCGCACTTGCCAATCGGCCCAGTGCCTCCAACTCACCATCGCGCGCTTTGTTCAGGTCGTACTGAGCAATTGCCAACTTGCCTGTAGTGATGATGTAGTTCTGTGTATATTTCTCATCTTCAGACAATCCACCTAAACGGAGTTTGCTTTCAGCATTTGCTATGTTCGAGACATAGCCAGACAAGTCGGAAGTTCTTTGGGCCGCTGCGGCTCCTACCAAGTCTCCTGTGGCAGTAAGCCGATTGACGTTGTAAGCGGTTTCTTTCTTTGATACCTCTATCAAGTCCTCTTGAGCATATACCTGCTTAATCAGAGATTTGGTAAGATCATCCGTAGTGCTGGACAAGTCTTTCTGAAGTGACAACGCACGTTCAGTGGTGCTGTTGTTCAAAACGCCCAGCTTTTCTGTCCATCCTTGGCGAGTCTCCAGTGTGTCAATGAACTGGTCAATAGACGTGCCAATAGCATCTAAAGCATTTATTGCGGCCCGAGCAGCATCGTCAAAGTGAGCGATGCCCTTATCGTCGTAAGTAGGTTTGGCCTGCTGAACCAAATTCAAGAAGAACCCTTTAGCGGAGTCAGCACTACCTTGTGGGGGCTTGTAACCATTAGATGACAGCGTTGACAAAACCTGAGAAAACGTCTTTGTGGTTCCACCAAAAGTTTCTACAAGTTTCGTAAACGTTCCAAGGTAAGCCTCATCAGTACGAAGTTCTTTGAGGTCGCCAACAGTCCCGCCTGTCGGCCTATAGATCGTCGGCTTAAGCACGCCCGCGTTCAGAGCATCAAGGAAACGGGTGCCGTACTTTGATGCGCTACTGGCTTTGATAACGTACTCGCCGTTGGATAGCATTGCAGGTATGCTGTCGCTGGTAGCTGTACCTGGGCCGTAGATAGCCCCACCGCCAGCTTTAGCGATGGGTGCTGGTGGTCCAACAAAGTCTGTTGTCGCTGGAACGTTAAAGCTGGATATTGCTGATGCAGAAGCGGCGGATGCCATGCTAGAAGCCGCAGCGGATATGGAACCAGCAGCAGCGGCGGCAGCACCTGAAATTTCACCGAATGCGCCACTAACCGTGCTGAGTGTCCCGGCCATAGCAGAACCAGACGCTGTGGCTGCGCCGAAGGATGCGCTAAGACCATCAAGCGATGTAGTGGCGGCACCGAATGCTGACGCAAGTGTGCCTAGTGCCGCTGACGCGGATGCTACTGAAGCCGTTACTGTTGCAATGGATGCTGACAGAGCACTTACTGAGCTAGATGATGATGCGGATGCGGTGCCTGCTGCGGCTGTGGCAGACGCGAATGATCCAACTGGGCCAGCCGCCTGCCCTGCCGCGCTGCCAACAGCGGAAACCGCACTGATTACGGCATTCAATGCTACCGGGAGTTCTTTCAACCCTTTCAGCACATCGTCAAACAGGCCAGATATAGCCGGGGTTAGATCAAGAGCGTCGCCAAACGCTTCTACAGAATTTGTTAGTGCTTCGCTTACGTTTTTGGCTACTTTTGTAGAATCTTCTTTCAGGGTAATTGATGCGTCTATCAAATCGCCCGTAATCGTTTCGGTTGTATCAATAGACAGAGATGCGGCTTTTAGGTTAAGCTCGGATGCCTTTGCGGCTAACCTGGATGCCTCAGCGTTTAGACTGTCAAGTTCTGTTTGCGTATCCTCTGCCTCATACCCAATCTGTGCCAACCTTTTCTGAAGGTCGGTTTTACCAAAATCCGCCAGATTTCTTTTAGCGTCCCTGATGTTATCGTTTACAGACTTCAGCGCATCTTCGTAGGCTTTGGTGGCAGCGTCTGCGGCATCTTGCGCGGATTTTGCTGCTGAATCTGCTGCGTCCTTTACAGTTTTTGCCGTTGACGCGGCTTTATCTGCTGCGCTATCTATTGCGTCGCGCAACTCACCGTAAGCGGAAACGGCCACATCAAGTTTTGTGCGGTCGTCGTCGCTATATCCTATATACTGGTCGCGTGTTATAGATGATAGCCCGCCCCAGTTGGTAATGTCTGGCATCGCAGCGGTTACATTCGCCATCGCTTTATCGAATGCAGACTGTAAAAAGCCTACAGAGTCGTTGCCCTGCGCATCTGATAGGCGCTCAAAGAAATTGTCGGCATCTTCCTGCAGCTTCTTGGCTGATGCTGCGGCTTGATCTAATGCAGGGGCCAGTTCCATTAGTGACAGAACCATCTTGCGTCCTGCTTCGGTGCCAGTTTCTTGGGCCTCTATCAAAGAGCGAAGCGCATCAACTGTTTCAGGCACTGGCTGACCAAGTTCTGAGAATACTTCAGCAAGTTTTTTCAGGTTGTTTTGGTACTTTTCTTGTTCAGTGTAGGCAATGTCGTAATACTGACCGGCAACGGATTGCAGTTTGTCAAGGCCACCTGCGGCATCTATAATCGACTGAGCGGCTTTGGCACCAGATAGCGATGCGTCAAGCGCTGATACGCCAAAGTTCTCCAGCACGGCGTTGACACCACCAAGGTCTGTAGCCAGACGTTGCAACGTTGCGCCTGCGGTTTCACCTTGCTTTGCCAGTGGCAGCAGGGCATCGCCGTAGAGCGTTTGCACCATATCGGTGGCATAACCGCCCAAGGCTTTGTCGATGGCAGCTTGCACGCCAGCACCATCCAGGCCGTCTAGGGCAATTTCGATTTGCTTGCTGTAGCCGTTGACCGCATCCGCCGACAAGCCGATGGCACCGGCCCAGTCTTTTACGCCAGCAGTAACGGCCTGCCCGACGTTGCTCATGTATTCGGCAATGGCCGGCTCGGGGTCAAACCACTCAGAGTTTTTGCTACTGCCCCGGTAGCCGCCCTCTTGCATGAAGTCGCGCCGCCCGCCCCACTTAAAGCCGCTTTCGGTGTCTGCGTAGCCGCTACCGCCATAGAGGAATGTGCCAGCGGGCGATACTTTAATGGTGCTTAGGGCTTCGATGCTTTTGGCAGCGACGATGGCTGCAGCAATGTATGGACTTGCTTTGCCTGCGGCTGCGGCATATTCACCAAATTCCCACAAGCCCTGTACAGCGGTAGCGCTCTCTGATAGGGATTGTGCCCCCGTCATTATGGCTTTCGTTGACTCCAACGCCGAGTATCCAAAGTTACTCATTGCCAGCGATGCGGTATTGAGCACAGACGATAGCCCTGATGCGCCTGCGGCACCACCAGCAATGTTTTGCCCCATGATGCCATTGGCTATTGCCGATGATATGGGTTGAACCATGGCCTCGACCACGATGCGGAATGGGCGCGTAATCAGCGCGTCCTCGATAGCTTTTACCAGCCCAGCACCGCCGTCTTTGCCAGCACTCATGATGCCGTCAACCAGCTTGGTATTGATGTCTGCGGCCAGTTTGTCGGTTTGCTGTTTGAGCGATTCGGCAGTAGCGTTTACCCTGGCAGCGATGCCGGCGGTGTTGGTGGCATCGCTCGTGCGCTCCAGCGCATCTTTGGCGGTTTGCATGGTCTTTGCAAGCCGCGCATAGGTGCGCTCCATCTGCTGCTGTTCTTGCGGCGATAGCTTTAGCAGGTCTTGCACGTCTGCCATATCCTGCGCGTAGTCGCTGGCAGCTTTTGCGGCCTTTAGGTAGGTCTTGGTCAGGTCGTCTATGGTCTTTTGCGCCTGGGCGTGTACGGCCATTTCCGCCTGCATGCCAGCGATGATCTCGGCCGGTTGCCCGGCCATCTGCGCCTTAGCGTCTGCCAGCGCCTTGTCGGCGGCTTGCTTACGCTGTAATTCTGCAATGTAGGTATCAACCGATGCGGTGAGCGTCTGGTTTTGCTTGTCGGCGGCTTGGTCGAGCTTGGTGTCCATCTCGGCGATGGCGTTTACCTCGTCTTGCTTGATCTTGCGGTACTCGGCAGACAGCTTTTGCAGGTCGGCATTGAGCCGGGCCTCTTGCGCCAGGCGCTGCTCTTTGGCAATACCAGATCGCTGCACAGCCTCTAGCTCCAGCTCTAGTACGGCTTGTTGGTCGATGTTGGCATCTTGGGCGATCTGCGATTTTTGGGTGATGTACTCAAACTCGGATTCCAGCCCTTGTTTGTGCAGTGATTCGAGGTCGCGCAGCTTTTCTTTGCCGATGTCCTCGGCAGCCTGGCGCTCCAGTTTTAGCCCGGATACGATGGCGGACAGGCGCTCTTTGGCTTCGGTGGATGCGGCTTTGGCACCACCGCCGCCGGCTGCTTTTGGTTTTTCTATGCCGTATTCTTTTTTCAGGTATTCGGCCTGCTCGCGCTTGATGTCCCTGATTTTGGTTTCGTATTGCAGCCTGGTTTCATCGGTTGCCTTTCCCAAAGATTGCAGGTTTTTGTAATCCTCGACCTCTTGGTGAAGTTGTTGTGACAGATGGCCGATGCGGGTTTTGTGCGATTTGTCCCAGTCTATTTTTGCCTGCAATGCCTTGGCATCTATGCCACGTTCAGTGGCACGGAGGGCGGCCAGTGCGTTGGTTTTTGAGAGGGCCGCTTGTTGCTCATTCAGTAAGCGCAATTCTTCTGCATACTGCATGGCCTTGGGCGATTTTGCGCCACCAAAACTTGATTCTGTGGCGTATTTCAGGTTGTTTTGCGCGTTGATGATCTTGGCTTGCAATGCCGCAGTCGCTTGCTGCGGGCCATTGTCGCGCCCGACGTTCTTGATCCAGTCCCATGCGCTTTTAGCGGCGTTGGCTATGCCAATCCAGCCTTTTTCGATATAGCCCAGATTGGCGGTGATCTGCGCGGTGTTTTGGTTGAGCGTGTCGGCATAGGCTTGCTGCACCAGATTGGCGGCTTCTGTTTTCTTGCCTTGCGCGTCTAACGCCTTGACCTGCTCATATAGGCTGTCGGTTAAAAAGCCGGTGGCCTCGTTGAGTTTTATAGACGCTTCTAGTGGTGCCTCGCGTAGCTTTGCAAACTGCTTTGCCGTTTCTTCTACGGCTGTACCGGTTACTTTTTCAAACCCAACTGCTGCTGAGGCAAACTGTTGCAGATTAGCCGCCCCAGTGGCACCTGCATTAACAAAGGCAACCAGTGCATCGGCGGCCTGGCTTTGTGTGCCTGATACCTTTGCCATGCCAGCGGCCATATCTTGCAGCATGCCAGCGGTTAATCCGACGGTGTTACCAGTCAACAGCAAAGCGTTGCGGTACGCATCTATCTCTTTACTTCCGGCGTAGTACGCCATGCCAAGCGTGCCAACAGTGGCAGCGGCCAATGTGAATGGGTTTATCAATCCAACGACATACCCACCAAGGGCGCGCGCGGCATTTCCTACACCGCCGAACATGTCTTTTAATTGGCCTCCCTGTTGCAGCAGCACGGTAAGTGGCGCTTGCCCACCTTGCAGCGACACGATGATGTCGGTAAACTGGGCCGGCACGTTGCGCAATGATGCGCTTAAGCCTTTAACCGATGTGCCAGATGCGTCGGCTAGTTTTTGAAACTGCACCATTGCCGGATTAGCTGCGCGCTGGGCATCTTCAAACGCTTTTAATGCTGCCCGTTGTTCTTCAATCGCTGATCGTGGTACACCGTAAGCGTCGGCTTTTATGACTATCTTTTCAGATAGAGACTTGCCCATAGAGGCAGCATCAACCTGCAAACGCTTAAATTCATTACTGATTCGACGTGTTGCTGCTTCTATTTTCTTTGCGGCTTCGTCACCTCCGCTGCCAATAGTCGCCCCAGTTTGTTTACCTGTATCAGCAGCAGCTTGCCCTATTTCCTTCAGGGAACGTTTGACACGAGTAGTCCCGGCTTCAACTCCAGTCGCATCAACAGCGAATCGTATGGTTGTGTCTAAGTCAGAGTCTGCCATATATTAGTCTTTGCTGTTGAAAATTTTTATCGCCTCGGCTTCTATTACACGGATGTCATCAAACATCCATTCATAGTCTTGCTCAGATAAATTCATGCGGTCAAGGCGTTTGAAAAGTACGTTGTAGTCAAGGCCGGTGGCACCACCCATGCCGCCATAGCGCCACTGCGTTGATATGCTGGTGAATAGGTTGATGGCCGGCATGTTTTCCGGCCAAACTTCCACATCGCCAAAATCTGATGGTTTGAACCCGAATGCTTCGAGTTCTTTTTCATCAATCTTTTCATAAAACGCTGCGACGCATTCCTTCAGTTTCCCAATTTACCCGACGTGCATGCGTCGCTGTAAGCCTGGGTAATGGCAGTCGCCGCCGCAGGTGCCTGGTCGTGCAATGCGGCCAGATTGCCGCGTGTTGGCGGCTCCTCAAAATCCCATTCAACAATGATTTTTTCCAGATGCGCCACCGTGCGTTCGCCGCCTTTGGCAAACAGAGCTTCAAAATCTACTTTGTCGCCATCTTCTGGCTTCGTTTCACCAGCTTCTGTGAATAGTTCATTCAAGAATGCCGCAAACTGGCTTCGTGTCTTGTAGCGGAATGTGACTTTAATCTGATCTTCTGTGCCGTCTGGAAGTGTGAATTTGACGTTGAACGGCTTAAAGTTTTCTGGTGTTTTACCAAGTTTCAGCTTTGACATTGATTTCTTTCGTTGTTGTGAGAAAAAGCGCCCTGTATGCAGGCACGTTACCTGCGGGCGTAAAAAAGCCCTCGCTAGGAGGGCCAGGAGAAACACTGTTTACGCGATCAATTAAGACGAATATCGTACCGGCTTGCCGGTCAAGCTGAACGTCGCTTTCACCTGCATAACCTGCCCTTTGCTTACGGTAGGCGTTTCGTTGAACGAAACATAACCGTTGTAATAGATCACGCTGCTATCAGGCATAACAATCTTCAGGGCGCGGATAGCGCGCGCATCGGATGCGGCTTTAAGCGCAATGTATCCGGCCAAAGTCGGATCATCGGCAATGTCAATCGTGATTGTTTGCGCGCTGGTGTAGGTAGGGATTTGCGTTTCAAAATTCTGCTCCAAGAAGCTGTAATTTGTGAACTGCTGATCGCCGCCAGACGTGGCAAAGCCCATGATCTGAGTGATTTGAGTAAATGCACTGATAATGGTTGCTGTGCCAGCGCCAGACGATGCAGGAAACAGAGTGGTGCTCAATGTGTCGATTCCCTCAAGGGCAAACGTGTTTGTCGCGCTACTTGCAACGCGGACTACACGGCCATCAAGGTTAGACCACCCAGAAGCCATCAAAACGACGTTACCGTTTGAAAGGCCGTGCGATGTGGATGATGCAACGCCAGGATTGGTGTTAGAAATATCGCTTACGGTGTCCGGTGTCCCGTAAGTAGTAGCGATGGAGACGATAGCGCCATCAGGCAAACGAGCAGCCATATTGGTTCTTTCTGCCGGGTATCCCGGCTAACAAATTGCCCGCAAAAGGGCGAAAAAAAACCGCATTACTGCGGTCGGTTTAACTGGCCCTTGCGGGCATAAGAAAACCGCCTTGTTTTGGCGGTTTTATTACTCTTTTTTCCTACCTGGTTGACCAGATAGCGAAGTCCTGCATCGCACCATACAGCGCCATGTCGGAGTCATAAATACTTGTTGGCGCACCTATTGGGCTTGCCTGAAATGTCGTGGCTGTAACCAGTGCGTTTTCAATTTGCAGCATCAATGCGCTGCACGAAGCCCTGGTTGTGCCCCATACGTTGAACTGGAAACGCCCGTTCTGTATATTTGGAACTACTCTCTCTAGGTAGCTAACAGGCTCGCCGCCAACTTGCGTATAGGTTATGTACGGCAATGTCGTGCCGTAGGGCGCAACGTCTGGGAATACGCGATTGCCGCACAGGCTTTTGATGGCCGTAAAAACACTGGCTTCAACTGTCATTTCAAAGCCTCTTTTACAAGTTCTTTCATGCGATCTTTTGCCGCTTGGACCGCATCGGCTTTCTTTGCATCGTATCCTGAGCGCAAGAATGACTTTGGCAACCAATAAACCGGGCCATCTTTACGCGGCATCCAATACGCATCCTTTTCTGCCTGAGATGCCTTGCGTCCTGGCGGTTTGCCTGTTACGCCAGGTCGTTTTACGGTGTACCAATCGCCGTTTTTGTCGGTGCGTACCATGTACCGCTGCCAGCGGCCAAACTCAATCCAGAACCCGATGGTTGTTGCTGGTAATGCACCTTTGCCAGCGTTGCCTGTTTTGTTGTTTTGTGAGTTTCCTTTGCGCCAGCTTATGTGGTACGTGGCGGACTCTCCCAATACACCGCCTTTGCTGTTAATCACAAACTTCTGATAAATTGCGGCCTGTAAACGCCTTGATCCGCCTATAGCTAATGCACGATGCCTGACTTCGTTATACAGCACGTCAGAGCCGGCAAAGGCTGATTTACGCACGGCAGATTTCAGCTTTTCTTCTAGCCCGTCGATCTTTGCCAGCAATGGCGCGGTATCAAAATCAACTTTCAACATTGACTCCGACTCCGATTAAATCCATGTATATGTTGCGTTCGTCAGGCAAAACCGCTTCTATGGCATAAACCGTAGTGCCGTGGACAACACGCATGCCAGCATTCACGCCAGCCACGCGCAAGATGCGAATGGATGCCTTTACGCTGCTGGTATCAATCCCTGATTGAATGGCGCTGGTGCCGCTTTGGTGCCGGATGCTGGCCCACACGGTGGCAAACGTCGCCCACGTGTTCACCATCTGTCCCGCTGCGTCTTGCGATGCGCTAGGCGATTGAATGGTGATGCGCTTGTCGCGTTTGCCGGCGTTCATTAAAAGCACCAAACCTTGTGCATACCAAGCAGCGCATTCACGCCCATCGGTATGTCGTGCGACTGAAAATCGCTTGCGCTTTCGCGTCGTGCGTACCAGTGTCCGATCATCAATAACATAGCCTGGCGCATAGCGATCCATGCGGCATCATCTGGGCCGCCGATAAAGTGCGTGCCGGTGCCGGTGCCGGTTATGTCAATGGCAGAGCCGCCCGCCGTCAAAGATAGTTGCAGCGTGTCGCCACTGACTCCGATAGCGTAGTAATTTGTGCTGACAGATAGTCCGGCTGGCAATGCGCCGCCTGTATTTGATAGTCTAACCACATCTCCGGTAGCAATCGGGTGCCCGGTGGCTGTTAGTACGTTTGTCGTTGCATTCACCGCAAACGGTGTTGCATACCCTGCGGCAAAGTCAACGGTTACGGCCTGCGGGTGATCGTAAGTGTCGGGCCATGTAGCGCCATAGGCTATCTCTACGCATCCCGGAACCTCGTCATATTCAACAACGTAGTTTGACGAGGCCAGAGTTTGCGTTGTAGATGTCGAGTCCATGTATACAACCGATGTGACCTTGCGCAGCGGTGCCTTGAGTCGCATTTCTCCAAACTGCTCAAACGTGGCTCGCATGGATTGCGTCATCATCAGCCTGTTTGTCACGCCTTCTGCGTGAGCGCGGGCGGCGGTGATTAGAACCGTAATCAGCGAGTCCTCGTCGCTGCCATCTACCCTACAATGCGCTTTTGCTTCTATCAGGCTTACAGGCTCGGCTGTTGGGCCGGCAAGGACTGTGATATTGCCGTGCATTTACTTTGCCTTGCGGGTGTAGGTGCGCTTTACCATCTTGTTTTCTGGCGCGGATTCGATGGCTTTTGCTTCTTCAGCAGTCGTAAAAAAACCTGCCGTAGCAGGTTTCTCTATGACTGATGATGCCGTTTCTTGTGTCACTTCTATCGCCATGCGCGCACCTATAAAAGCCTGAGCCAAAGCCTTGGCCTGGGCCGTATTGCCCAAATCGTACTCTGCGCCTGCCGTGTAGGTACTGATACAGATTCCGTCTAGCGCGCCTTTTTGGGTGCTAAGCATTTTTATGCGCATGGTTATTACTCAAGAACAAAATGAAACGTTCCTGTTTTCGTGTTTCCGCCGGATGCAATCACGATCTTGATGCGATCATTGGCAAGAGCGATCTTGTCATTCACTGCCGTACCGCCAGCCGCATACAGTGCTGCCACGCCAGCGGTGGAGTGTGTCGCTTGCCGTGGCGCGCGGGTTGCACTGGCGTTGACGTTAGCCTCAGTCCAGATAGTCTCGCCCGTTGCCTCGCTGGTAATGGTGATCGTCGATCCGTTGTCGAAGTCGGTCTTTATGTACCGGATAGTCGATACCTTACCAGTGCAGGTTTCGGAATAGGCCGTTGCCGACCCATCCGCTGCCGTGGTGACGGCAACTGCCGCCAGTCGCTGTGCGTAGCTCATGGTTAGCGCGTGATTACAGCGACAAGATGAATGCGCGGTGAACCACCAGCGCCGCCACCAGTCACGGTGAAGTTAATCGCTTGCCCGGCTGTAACCGTATTGGCCGCAGTAGGTGTAGCTGAATCAACATCGCCAGCCGCGCTGCCTGCTGTGGCAATGGTCACTACACCATTGGTAACGCCGGTTACACCGATTGCGGCGGTGATCGTGATGTCGGCTGTGCCAACTGCGCCATCCGTTACCGTGTAGATTTTCGAGATAGTGCCAGCATGCGGGCTTACCACGTAATACACGGCTTCAGCAGAACCATCCGCAATGTCAAGATGAATGAATGAATCATTCAATTCTGCCGCTGTGGCTGTAAGTCCGTTAAGCGCCAGTGTGCTTGAATCCACTGTCACGCCTGCCACGGTAAGCGAACCACCAGATTCAACGGTAATGGCGCCACCAGAGGCCACCACCAACTCATCGCCGCCTTGCTTGGAATAAACCTTTGTGTTGTAAGTCATATCGACTACTCCTTAATTTAGGTATGGGGCGCAATGGCCCCATTAGATTTAAGACGCTACGCCGACGGCAAATGTACTAGCCAAAACGCTGGCAGCTTGCGTTGTTGGCCTGTTGTGCGCGCTGTATTGGATAGCGATGATGCCGCCAATGACTGCGTTCTGCGTGGTGCGAGTCAGGTTTGCGAAAACGTAACGCAGGCCGGGGCGGTACACGTCAACCATCAAAGCCTTGCTATCCGCCGTCGTGCCGCTGCCGTCGGTATAGGTGGCACTGGCTTGCGTAACGGGCGAAGGAACGGTAAGGCTGTTTGCCGAATTGCTCTTGGCATTCAGCGTCAATACGCACCCGGATGTAATGTCACCAAGCAGAGCGATGAACATTACGCCCTCATAGCCGGACATATCCAAAATGTCGCTATCAATAGCGGTTGTTGCGGCTGTAGCAGCGGGGCTAACTACGGTGATTTTTACTTCTTTACTCAGATTCATGATGTGACCTTAAATTTTGTGGATGTTGGGACAATGGCCGGTGTTACCCGGCCATCATGTGCCTAATTGCTTAGACGGCGCACTTGAGTTTGCAAATAGCTTCTGGCAGCGTGACCATACCGCCTAAGCGGCGGCGGAACAGGAAGCGGATATTGCCGCTCGTGGCCTGGGTGTACGGATCGCGCAGCATGCTCATAGCAACACGATCAACCAGCGAATAAGCGCGGCTGAAGTCGCCATAGGCCACGGGATAGGTGTTCACACCTTCGCTGGGCATATCGGGCACTTCCACATACGGGTCGCCATCAAGCGTGTTTGGCTTGCCAGCGGCGATGCCAGATTGCCACAGATAATTGCCGTTGCCATCCTTGAGCTTACGCACCGAACCGAGAGTGGTACGGTTAATAGCCCAGCTTGCGTTACGGGTGTATGCGCTCTTGATGGAGTGTTTCAGACTCAACAGGCCGTCTGCCGTAATGGTTGCTGCTGCGCCGCTGTTGGTGATGCTCACGTCGGCGTTTGTCAGGAAACCTTCAGGCTTGCCAACGCCGTTACCAGAAACGAATGCAGCACCTTCGGCAACGGCAAACTGCTCGGTTGCTTCAAAGCTGATTTCGCTAGCCAGGTTAAAGGCACTGTCTTCTAGGTTTTGTTCGCTGATGTCGATCAAAGCGTACATTTCGTGCGCATGGATTTCCAACATACCCCAAGTCATGCCAGTGGTTTCTGCGCGCGCACCTTGCTCGGCTACCCACACGGCGGCGAATTGGCCGGTGCGCTTTGGCAACAAAATAGACTTAGAACCAGTGGTGCGAACGCGGGCCAACTGGCGGGCCGGGCTGATTTCAGTCACCGTCTTGATGATTTCGCGCACGTACTCTGCCGGTGCCAGATAGCCGCCGGTAGTGTCGTTCGATACGGACAGGGATTTGTACTCTGCCTGCACATCATGCAAGGCTTTTTGCTGGTCTTGCGTCAGGTTTACCACGCCTTTGGTGTGTGCATCTACTACAGCGCGTGCCCATTGGTTTACGTCAACCTTTTGCTTGCCACCTACATAGCCCAATCCTTGCCGATTGAATTTTACTTCGAGGTCTTCAACTGCTGCCTTAGCTTCTTCTGCCACGGTGGCAGCTTTTTTTGCCTCCAACAGTTCGGCTGTCATTTTGGCATTAATCGCTTCGGTGCGCACCAAGTCCGCTTCGGCTTTTGCCATACGGGCCTCAAAATCGCCAATGGCTTTGCCTTCGGCAATAGCTTTGTCGCGTGCGTCGCATGTATCCTGAAAGTCTTTGACGGCTTTGGTATGGGCTTCGATCAATGACTTGATTTCGGTAATATCACTCATGGTGTTTTCCTTTCGGGCATAAAAAAACCGCCTCAGTGGGCGGTTTGTCGTGGGGCGCTGGGATTCAGCGTTTTTTGCTTTGCGCGTGGAGGCTTTTCAGCTTGTCCAATGCGCTCTTTTGCCAATCTTCGCCAGCGTCCCGCGTGGCTGATACTGGCCGGAAGCCGTGATTCAAAATGTCACGCGCTTCTTTCCTTGAAAACCCAGCGTCCTGCATGAGTTGTTCAAATTCTCTGTCTGTCATTGCCATGCCTTTGACGGATACGACACGGGCAGCGTCATTCATTGGCATGTTGACTATGCTAATCTCGTGCAAATCGGCCTTTTTAATGGTGCGAATGCCTGTTACGCGATCAAAAGCGTCATCTCGCGTCCTAAATCCGATGCTGAGTCCACTGATTGCGCCCATCTTCATGAGCCGATGCAGGTCGCCGCCTTTTTGCGTGTCGATTGCCAAGTTGCCATCAAGCCATAGGCCTGCTGGCGTTTCTGTGATTTTTTGGTACGCACCAACAGGCAATTCACCTGCTTGGTGCCCGAATAACATCGCTGGCAAGCGGCCTTTTTGTTGCCATGCTTCCAAAGATTCTGCAAATGCTCCTGGTGCCACGATGTCGCCGCCTAAATCGGTAACTGAGTAAACATTGCCCCAACCCGTGAAGTTACCAGCGGCTGTGACTTCCTTCACTTCAAAGTCAAAATCACGGTTTTTAGTTGCCATCTTTGGCTCCTTACAATAAAAGCAGCAGCAGGCTGTCGTCCTCACGGCGCTGCCTGTTGTAGTCAAAAATTGGCGCATGGGGCGGCAGCAATGGCCTGAATACCACTGCACGCGGGTACGCTTTTCCCCATGACGGCCCCCAGGCACTGCCCCAAGCCTTGCCCCAGGCGTGGCTGTGCATTACGCGGGCCTCCACGGGTCGGACTCGATACCGCTACCGCCCAGGCTTTTGCCGCGTACTTGCACCAGATTGACGGGCACCACATGCAATTGCAGCGCGGCAATAAGCGCATCCACCGTTGCCTGCGTATCCGGTGTAACGTATGTCCCGGTGTACTCGTTGCTGGCACCATAGACCACGCCCAATCGCACATTGCTGGGGCTTGGATAGACAAAGGACGGCGGTGGCAAGTCCTCGACATAGCCATCGGTAACGTATCCGGTGTTGACGTAGGCCATGCTGGGTTATGCGTAAAAGTTTGGCGCTTTGCCCTTGGTAGCCATGTTGGTGCTTTGGTAGTGAATGTCGGCAGTGTGCAGGAATACGGCATCGGTGCAGGTGTCGCCCAGCGCGGCGGCATCACGATTTCAGATTTTTTACTTCGTTTATTTCTGAAATTGCCTTGGAAAGCTGCTGATTCTGCTCTGAATCGTCGTTATTTTGATCTTCTTGTTGCGGCTCATCATGCGCGCCTACCATATTTAACGGAATAAGCGGCTCCTCTAGCCCTTCAATCGGGTTCAAATCTTCCAACGCACGCACTTCGTTGCGCGTCATGTAGC